CACCAATATTTCCATACTTATCGGCACACATATAAACTTCAAATAGACTTCTCTCTTGATTGAGATAGTCTTGAGTATTTTTATTCCACTGTGCCATGTCTTATACCCAATCTAATTTTGCTGGATGATATCTTTTATCTTGTGTAATTTTGATTGATTTACCTGGTTCTTCAGAAACATAAATGTTCTGAACAATAGCACCAGGGTATTCATCCTGGAGATATTCTCCTAACTGTCGTTTTGTTGGAATACCATTTTCTGTTACCATAGAAATTCTATGGATATTGCCTTTATACACAATATCTGCAGAAAACTCTTCTCCAACCTCTTCTTGTTGAGACTCAGTACCAACATTCAGAGTACCATTAAAGTCTCCTGCAATGTTGATACTTTCAGTCATAAACTGATTAAAACTTTTCATATCAGCAATTCCACGCTCTAAGAGACTTATTGATTCTGCTATCAGGATCGTTAGCAGTTTTAGAAGAAGTCAGTTTCTTCTTCATACCTTTCATTCTCGCACAAAAAGACGCTCTCCTAGGGTTTCCAACTTTTTTTGAAGGTGCCTTAAGATCGCTTCCTGGGTTCTCGCGCTCATACGACTTTCTACCTTTTTCATTTAATCCTCCACTTTTATTTTTGCCTTCTTTCTTAGTCCAAGCAGCACCTTCAGAGACGTGTAAGAAAGTTTCTCCAGGTTGTTTCTCAACAATTCTGAAGTACATAACTCTACATTCAGGGTAAACTTTCTCAAGTTCTGCCTGGACCTCAGATTTCTTAGGCATTTTAACCTGAGGGAAGAACATCTTCATTCCATAAGTTCTACCTTTCCAGGTTAAAATTACGTGAATGAGATTACCAGTTTCTGCTTTGACTCTGGTTGCTTCCTCTAATTCATATGTATCATACTCAGCAGCAGAAGTGACAACTTGAATTGGTTCTGGTTCAATCAAGTTAGTGACTATAGCAAATGTATCGCCATATGCATCAGTCAGTTCCAGTTCCTCTTTCTTGGTTTTGTTTCCCCAGTTCTTAGCACCTTTCTTACGGCACTTAACTAACGCACCAGATGCATAAGCAGAAGGCCATACTGAATAGCGAGACTTGACCTTATGATAACAAGCGTCCTTCTTACCTTCTTCTTCAATTTGAATGAGTTCTACTTCTTCTTTTCTCAGACCTAACTTACCAAGTAAAGACTTTTTCTTCTTTGCAGGAGCATTGTAACCCTTCTGACGCTTTGCATAATCCATATACGACTCACCCTTACGGAGTTTCTTGGAGTCGTCTTTCTTAGCAGAAGAGGATGAAGAGGATGGTTGCGAACCACGGTCTTCACGATGTCTTGCCTTTGCTTCACCACCATACTGACGATCTTTCTTGGGATCGGGATGCCAGTAATCTGCTTCGTGGAGTGTTTCTTCTGTCTTCACGTTGATTGCCTTCCCTTTTCTATTTGGATTTGGATCTTCTTTTTGTTTGCGACGGAATGCTGCTTCCTCTTCACCTTTATCTAAGTTACGCTTCATCTTACTAGAACCACACTTAGGTTTAGTAGTCTGACCAGGTTGCTTAGCACAAGGTTTGCCAGCATACTTACCACCTAACTGAACCCAACCTTTTTTCCCGTCAGAAGACTTGGATTTGTTGAACCAGTCGTGCAGTGAACTGTCACCACTCTTATTGCCTTCAGTAATACCAGCTTCGGATGCTGCCTCAGCAGTTTCTTTCTCAGTGGCATCATCCACACTGTACTTATCGAACAGTTTAGGACCATAACCACACTGATTACGTGTCTCTTTCTTTTTACAAAGGCGACAATACTTCTTCTCAGACATTACAGCAAGACAATGCTTTCAGTTATTTATGCTCTTATTAGATTTCTATACATTTTAAATACTGTAGAAGTTGTCGAAGTGGGAGTTGCTAATACTCTTACAATCCCAGCAGGAGTTATGTCTGCAGTAAAAGTTGCTAAAATAGAACCAGTATTAATTGTTCCAAATTCACTCACATACACATTCTGGCCATCATGAACCATATTTAAAGATGTAACGTGATATTCTGTTCCTCTTGTTATTTGTATCTGATAACTTGCAGATCTATAATCATTAACATTAAATGTATCCACAGCAGATTGTGAAGTCGATGTTGTTGTTGAAGTTGATGTATTTAAATTAAGAATTACAGGACCACCAATTTCAATACCAGATCTTGCAGTAATAATTCCAATAGAATCTACATTGGTTACATCTTCATATGTTAATGTTCCACCAATAGAAACATTTCCAGTAAATGTTGCACTAGACGCTGTTATTATACCAACTTCAATATCTGGAGTTCCAGTTAAACCCTGCGATACTATAGATATTCCTGCAGTTTGTGCGTATCCAACATTATCAACGTTGACATCAGAGTTAACTGTGGTTCCGATAAACTTGCCTGTAGTTTGATTCCATGCAAGAACTTGTCCATCAACTTTTACGGAATCTCTGTCAACATCATCTAAAAACTCAAGACGAACTTCACCACCACCACCCTGAGCATTGACAAGGTTTTTAAGATACTCTAATTCTCCACGAATTTTAACAATCTCTGGATCACTTACATTCTCTCTTATTTCTTCTTTTGACTTAATAGTCTCTAGAATTTTTAATGCGTGATCAACTGTATCTTCTTCTGCTGCTTCTTCTTCTGTTTCTTCTTCTGTTTCTACCTCTTCTTCTTCCTTCTCCTCAATTAGTTCTTCCTCTATTTCAACTTCTTCATATGGAAGAACTATGGGAGTTGATGCCTCAATAATTTCTTCTTTCTTTTCTTCTACTTCAGCATATAACCAAGACTCAAGTGCTGCTATTTGCTTTTTTTGAGTCTCTTTTTTCTTCTTATCTTCTTCTAATGATACTTTAACCTGAGAAAACATTGAGTCAATATCAATCTCTCCTACAAGAGAACGAACTTCATCCTCTTTTTCTTTTTTTGCTTTACCAATAGCAGAGAAAAAATCTTTTAAATCTGATGTCATAATATTATGTGCTGATTCCTGCAGTTACCATTGCCATACCCTCTGCCAATCTTGATTTTGCTCCGGCAGAAGTTGTAAGTCTAACATCGTAGAGATATCTTCCAGGTTCCAATGGTGTTGTTATACCAGAAGTCATTGCAATAGAAACTTGACCTGTTGATGAGGTTATTCCAACAGTAAAAGAGTATGAGGTTGCAGAACCTGGATGCTTTTTTATTTTTGCTTCTCCAGTATAACCAGTTAAATCGGTTGCAGCACCGTTAGTTTCCAGAGAGGTAAAGGTTTTTGAAAAATCAGAACCTTGTGGAATGGTTATGTTCGTGACAATTTTCGCCATCTCTCTCTTTTTTAACTATTTATGTTTTGGTCTGCCTTTTTAATCATTTTCTGAAGTTCAGCAGTAGACCCTACAAACAAAGCATTGGTAACATTTGTAGGTCCCTTTTGGACGGTATCTTCTTCTACATCTTTTAACTTCTTCTGAAGTTCCATCAGTTTATCAGTGGCATCTGAGACACTTTTAATTAACTGACCAGCAACTTCATATGCTCTTGGTTGTTCAGTCTCTTGTGCTAACTCAAGGATGCCATTAATTGCTTCCTGTCCCTTTTCAATGATTGAATATAAGTTTCCACGGGTGTATTCATAATCTTTACGAATATCTTGTGGAGAAGAAGACTTAGGTTTAACCTGCTCTACCTCTTTCTTTTCTGCAGGAAGAATCTCTCCTGCTAAATTAAATGCCTTATCTAAATTGTTAAATTTATCAGTCATAATTACATAAAGGTATTACCATCAAAACCAAAGTCATCTCCAATCTCAATCAAATCATTATCTGCTTGTGTAATAGACTTGAGTGCTGAACCTTTAACGTGGTCTTTTGCTATTGTGTTATCTCTTGCTCTATCAACAGTAATTTGATTATTACTACCAACCTTCTTAATGTAGATTGACTCTCCATCAATCTCAAAGTAAGTATCTGCTGTGATACCGCTATTGTCTGCTACCTTAATTGTAGTAGCACTAGATAGGATATCCTCGGCAAGAGTTGTTACAGTAGAATCATCATAATCCTTGACTGCTCTAGGAGTAACTCTGTAAGCAAGGTCTCTCTTCTCAGCATTATCAGTATAGTAAGAGAGTGTTGCTTGCTTGATTGGTTCGACTCTTGTGACAGGACCGAACAGATATGTCTTCGCAGTAAATCTAAGCGTATAAAGAAGAACTCTTCTAGAAGAGTAATCGCCGTCATAATCATCCTGCATTGTAATATTTTCTAATACAATGGGAATATCTCTTTTCTCTTTTATTGTATCAACCAGTTCTACAGTAAGATTAAATGCTGGTTGGAAATATGGTAAAATTTGTTCTACAATCTGAAGAGCATCGTCATTCAACTTAGACATAATGCTAAGTTCAAATTGCATATTGTAAGGAACTGGAGTAAAAGTCTT